ATATGTTACATAGTAGTTAGTCTAAACCATAAGAATATAATCACACCAAATCCATATAAATTCCACATTAAGCTTTGTCCTGCGTTCGGATTCCAAACTTGAGAAGTTGTGGTAACTGTATCTTTTAGTACTGGATCATATCTCATTACTGATCCACTAAATAACGTCAACTCAATATGATATATTACAGTATCAACAAAGCTACCTACAAAAGAACCAACTACCAGTAGAGTTAGTATAAAAAATGTTGAAGCCTCTACAAAGTGGTTCGACGAACCCATGAAATCCATAAGACTACTAAATCCCTCATTTGTTGAGCCTGAACCGAATAGTATGTCGGTGATAAGCTTGAATACAGCTAAGCCAAAAGCACCTAACATAAAAGACATGATTATAGTCAAAATCCACTTTACTGGGTAGTATAAAAAGCGGAAAGAGTGTCTCAAATAAGCAAGTATTAAACCTACAATAATGATTTGAAGAACGAATGCTAAAGCGTTGGCAAGATTGTCTAAGAATTTCATAGCTGTTGTGTTAAATTGTTATAGGTAAATATCAGACCTTTTATTGGAAAAAACAACTTTCAACAACAATTAAACACACTGATACATACCCTACTATATAATAAGCTATGTATCAGTTGATTTATTTTTTCGATGCCTTACTATATGCATCTTCTTCGGCTTTTCGCTCTTTCGTCTTTACATCAGCTAATTTCAGATAGTAGTATCTTCTTAGCCAGACTGGTAAATTATAAAGCTCACTGTAAGTAAAGCCCATTTTTCCGTAATACATCAGATCAAAGATCTGGTCGAACAGATGGGGTCGATAATCAGACCCCAGGCCAAAAAAAGGACACGTCGATCGGCACCTGGATCTTCTCATTTTCGTGACCACAATGAGGACATACAAAACTAAAAGTTGTGTCTATCTCCGGAGTAATTTCTTTTAAAAACTTACGTAGTGCAAGAGAGTCTACAGCTAGCATGCCTTTTACTGCGTTACTAATAGTCATTCTATCTTCCTCACCATCTATTGCAACTACTGTCTTCTTTAATCTAGTGGTTAATTCACTATCAACTCCAGTTAATGCATTAAGTTTTTTCAATCCTTTTAACTCTTCTTCTACTGCCTTTTCATCTGCATGAGTTAAGAACTTTAGTGTTAAAACTTTCTTGGATGCTGGGAGTGTAAATGTAAAGGTGTTTTGGCCTTTTGTAAATCTACTAAAGTCAATATCCTTAGATTCAAATTGAGTTAGATCTGCTACGTGTTTAGACTTTTCACCACACGCTGGACAAGCTACTTCAACTTCGTAATCCTTACCATATCCCAATACCCTAGCTGCAATCATTAATGCATTTTTGTCTGCAATAAGAAGCTCATTGTAGTTAAATTTATCTACAATTAAAGCTTGAAGTAGTTTATCGATAACCACTCCTTGTCTAATAAGGTTTTGTGATGTAAGGATATCCTCTTCTCTAGCGGTCATATACCTCATCTCAATCTTGCCTGATGTAAGTGGATGTCCTTCTGGGTAGAAATATCCTTGAGATGGTAGGTCAATAACTTCGGTTGGAGTGTCTGGTGTAGAGTCTTTCGCTACACTTGAATAATTGCCAGTAACCATAGCCTTAAGCTGGTCGTCTGAAACTTGTGATACTTTTGTCATGTATATATAACTTTCTTATAAATATAGGCAAAAAAGAAAACCAGCTCTTTCGAGACTGGCTTTCTTCAGGTTATTTTTAATATTAGTATTCTAGTACTGCGTAATCGATTGCTAAGGTAAGCTGGATCTCAATTTGACCTTCTGTTGCCCAATCCATATCACCAAAGTTTGATGTTTTGATAAATGCACCCCATAAAGTCCATCTTTCTACTTCATCACCTACTGGACCAAGAACGTCTATAGTTAAGTTATGCTTGTAGAATTGTGCATACCCATCTCGACCAGTTACGGATTCGTGAGCTGTACGAACCCACTCCATTACTTTCTGAGCTCCTGATTGTACAATTGGATCGTATAGTGTCATTGTAATATCACCCCACTTACAGATACCTTTAAATTTCTGTTGTACGTTGATATGATTCAATACCACCTCACCACACTCCATTGTAGGTCTATTTATCTTTTTGACGATGTATGCCGGAATACCTCCCGAGTCACGTAGAATGAACCTATTTTGTACTTTAGGTTCAAACGGTGTGAACATTGAATCTGTTTGTGGAATTAGAGTTGCCATGTGTATGTAAGTTTCTTATATATATTATGCGTTATCAAAAGTTGCTCCAGTAGGTAAGATATTAAAGTCGATTACGATAAATTCAGCTGCTTTTGCAGGTTGAATATATATCTGACCGTATAGAATATTGCGATCGATTACATCAGGTGTATTGTTTGTTTCATCCATTACCACTCTGAAAGCATAAAGACCTTGTCTTTGTTGTACAGTTGTTAAGTAAGGATTAACAATATTGATGAATTTCTGTCTTGTTTGAGTTGTATTATTTTCAAATACTAAGTAGCGAGATGAACTTGCAATAAACTTCTTAAGAGCAATTAACAATCTACGTACATTGATGCGATCTAATGCAGATGGCCTAGCTTGTAGTGTCTTTTGACCCCATACGCAGATTCCTTGATTTGGGAATGTTGCGATTGGATTGATTCTATTTTCGTATAGATTATCTCTCTGTGTAAAGCTTAATTTTGTTTCGATATCAATAGCAGATGTAATTCCACCTCTGTTTAATCCAGCTGGTGCAAACCACTCATAAGCAACTGTATCATTATAAGCAAGTACTCCTGGTATCACTACGGAAGGTGGTACCCAGATAGGTTTGTTTTTATCTGTATCGAGTATCTTCACCCATGGCCAATATGTTGCAACATAGCTACTATCAATACTTGAGTCTGCTATTGCTTGTACTGCAGCTGCTAAAGACTCACCTTGTTTCACTGGATCTGCAATTACAAACGTATCACCTCTGTCTTCGGCCACTTCAATTGCGTTGTTAATTACTACTGGGTGATCTGCAATTGTTGGTCCTGGTACTACAAGTAGGTTGATGTCATACTGATCACCATTACCTAATGCGTTAAGTGCTTTTATGTATGCATCTGAACCAGCTGTTCCTTGTACTGAGCAGTTGAATCCAAATACATTACTATCTTCAATTGCACTTCCAACTTTTTTAGGGAGTGCTGGATCCATTCCATCGAATCCTCCTTGGAATGGTACAGAGAATTTAAGTATGTTTTGAACGTCCAATCCTTTGAAAGTTGATGTAGAAATACTAGCACCACCAGTAAAGTTTGAATTACTATCTGATTTAGATGCACTTGGATGCACAAATGAATCATCTAGGTTAAAGTTTGAATTAGCTATTATAGTTGATCCGGATGGTAGTGGTTTTGCGTAGTTTGCGTTATCTGTTGATGCAAAGTTCCAACCATAGTAAACCTTTTTATTATATAATCCATTAATTGTTGGACTTGATTTAATAAAAGATGCAGTTGGAAGTGGATATGATCCAACAATTGTTGATGACATTCCTTGAAATCCAAATGGTTTTAAGCTTGGTACAATACCTTTAGCTGCAACATCTGAATCTACTTCTACATACACATGCTTAGATACGTTATCATAGTCTCCTTTTTGTGAGATTTCACCAGAAGTTGGATCTACTTCATAATACTTATTACCAATCTTTCTTGCAATATAGCTAGGTGAGTCTGGATCTAATGAGCAGTTTGAATATGATTCGAGTACTACTGGTTTCTGATCTGTATCAGAGTATGCTCTTATAACAATAGTAAAAGAACCGTAAGCACTTGCAGGATTGTCTCCTGGTAGTGTGTTGTTAATAATGCTAATTTTATAAGCTGTATTTGTATCTGTTCCATCGCCTGTTGTTGTGAATCTAAATAAAGGTGTTGGAGTCTGTCCTGCTATATTTTGTGATGTTACCCATGGTGTAGATGCTGGTGCATAAGTACCGTACACTGAACCAGATAGATTTAATGTCTTATTGCCTCCTGGTATAAATTGAATTGATCCAGATACTCCAACAGTTGAATCTAGGAATTCTTTAAAGTAAACATATAGATAACCATTTTTAGTTGATTTAACTGATGTAGTAAGTACTTTGTCTAAGGAAATATTACTTGTACCTAAAGTTGAACCAGAGATAGTTTGGGGAGTCAGTACTCCACTTCCCGACAGTGTTATTGCCCATGATCCAGTTGCTGAGGCGTATATTGATGGAGAGCTTATTGTTGCAAATAAATCTTTACCATCACTAAAACCATTCTTAGCACTTGGTAAAATTGCACCAACTAACTTCTCACCTAAGGATGAGGAGTGGATAATACTAACATATCCAGTAGAGTATCCTTTAATTTGCAATACTCGGACAATTGTCACAGAGCCTGCATTTTGCAAGTATGCTTTTACTGTATATGGTACGTATGTTTCTTCACTTAATCCACCAAATCGTGCGGTGAAATCGTCGAAGCTGTTTACAATCGTAGGTACAAAAGCAGGACCTTTTGAAGTTGGTCCAACAATTGCTGCTCCTATGTTTGCAATACCAGCTGGTAAAAATGATAAGTCTTTCTCGTTCGTAAAGACTCCAGGTGATACTAATCTTTCAGCCATGTTGTGTATGTTTTATTTTGATAATAAATATCTATGGATGCGTTCAAAACGCTAAATTTTTTTATGTATTGGATGTAAATACTCCTGATTCTAAATCAAGCGAGCCTATTCCATACTTATCACTTAGAGTTTTTGCAAATTCTTTCTCTTCAATATTAACTTCAACAATTTGATTAGTTAATTGATTGTTTTGATCTTCTAAGGATT